CATTTTATTTGGCTCGCTCCGCAGTCTTGTTTCTATCTCGCCGTCTGGCTCGCTCGCCGCTTTTGTTTCTATCGCGCCACGTGGCTTAAAAAGGCGGCTCTATCTTGTGTGCATGACCTCCATGCTCTAAGACAAAAGGGTTCGGCGGATTCTTTCCAAACTCATGCTTGTACCATACCTCATGCAGATGCGAGAGAAATAGTTTTACCGCGTAGCGTGTAGACCTAGCCTGTATGTGCGCTGGCGGTAACTTCCCCTTTATGTACGCCTTGTATGCATCTGTGGTTTTCTTGATGTTCTTCTTCTCCAAAGCAGACTTTGCCTGATCTGCAAACTCCCCATTGTCATTGCGTTTAATTTCTAGCTCCTTACGCTCTTTGTATATTTTACCGTAAAAAGCCTTTTTGTTACCTGACACCTTGACAAAACTTTCCCCTAATTTCCAACACAGCACTTTTAGTTCTGCATTGAATGGTCGCTTGGTTCCCTTTTTCCATTCAGCAGTAGGATCAAGTCCGGCAAACCGCCAGATGGCTCCAGCCGTAGGTGCTCTTGTGATATCAATATGTGCAACCAACCCTGATGCAATCACCTCCCCGATTCCAACTACCGTTCTGATCCGACTTCCAATCGGGTGTGCATTGGAGTACACATTCAATGCGGCTTTTACATTTTTCTCCAGTACCGTTGACTGAGTGGACAGCCAGTATAGAATATCGTGTGGCTCATCCTTCATCTGCCGAATCTGATTGTTAGACCGAATCCTGTTACCCTGCATCTGATAATACGAATCTACCAGAAACCTAGCCTCGTCATCTGTCATGGTAGTCGCGGCATTTCGCAAGTCTTTATCCAGAGTTTCTACTGATGACCTGATCTCTTCTACTGTGATCTCTTCGTTAAACATAATTCTTTTCCTTCTTCTTTAAAATAATTATTAGTGTGGACTTCCCATTCTTTAGCCATGTTAGCGTTACCTAGCGCGGCTGACCTTTGCATAACTTTTGGAACCATGAATTTTCGGGGGCAATTCCAAAGTTATGAGAATGGGTAAGTATTGCGTAGTCCACGACACAATTTAAGGAGTCGCTAATTTCAGACGCTTTAGACAACTGAAATTAACTGGAAATCCGCACTACCCCACAAATTTATTCCTCGTTAGTTAGAAAATATATTCTTTTTGATAAGCTCCCCACACTTTCCCCACTCACTGTTTCATCCTTACAGAATCCTATACCTGCTATGAAATGGGATCTGGCACTCCCCTCGATCATTGACGCATTGAGTACAGCCGCTTTACGAGCTAAATCTTCTTCTGCTTCTTCAAAATCAGAATAAGATAAGAACCATCGGCTAAATACTTTACCTTCAGAATCAGTGTAGGCGAACGCTGTTTTATTACTTGGGCTATAGACACGTACATAGGCTTTGTACTTGAAGTTATCAATTTCTTCGACATCCTCTTCTGCTTCTTCTATTTCCTGTAGAAGATTAGTCTGGTTTCGCTCCTCATATGCCTCAAACAACTCACGCATTACTTTTGGATTTTTAAACAACTGTCTCTTTAAATACCATGATGGATTAAGTTCGTTGCTATCAGAATGTTTTGCTATACCTTCATAGACATGGGTTTTAAATAAATCGTCCAGTGTCTTGTTGAACAATTCCACTTTGTTTTTAGCAATAGTTTCTGCACTGTTGCGTATCATGAGAAGCGCAGTTTTCCCATAGGGCAATCCGAAATCGTTAAATCTAGGAGTCAATGTATTAGCTTTTGACAACTCTGCTATTGGTGGTGTTTTGAACCGCATCGGCTCAAACTGTGCCTCCTTTCCATAAATGGATAAACCACTAACAAGAGCTTTACCAAATTGGTCAATTTTTGCCTTTAACGGTGTTGGTAATTTATCTAAGTGCAGAATTCCTTCTGCAAAACTATTTCTACTATCCGTGTAGGTTGCGTATGTAGAATTATCTGACGCACGATTTAATTGCCCTGTCTGCCTTATGTTTCTCACATTATTTGTTGTTTTGTCTCTATGTAGGTAATTAGAGGTAATCTGAATCTTCGCAACAAATCCATCGCCATAATCCCATCCCTCCAAAAGCATAATCCCAAATGTAAATTCACAATGGACTGCTTTGAACACTACAGCTTGGAAATCTATTTTATTTTTATGGTTTCTCTGCCATCCGGCGTAGGCATAGCGATCTATCCAATCATCGTCTTTTATCTCTGCTACTAAAGAATATTTATTAGCATACCCCAACTTCTTCTGGAGTCTGCTTATTGCTAATTCCGTTGCACGTAAGACAGGTACATTGTTTGTATTTATGATTTTCATAACTCTTCTCCTGTAATCAATTTATAACTTTCCGGTGTAAAAAAACCTTTTGATCGCCAATAGCCATAGACCGCCCGTGTTCCACCCCGCGTGTAATCATAGGTGTCGTGTATTACTCCATCTACAGAAGCCATATAGTATTTGGTACACCGCAGAATAAGACTACCTCTTGGTAATTCCTTCTTATCACAGTGCATAGTGACCCCAGTCCCAATCCCCATGACAGGCTTCCACTCCCATCCTAATACTTCTTCTATGAAAGCCTTAACACATTGTTCGTGTTCTAACCTCTTTTTCTTACGTTTTGGGTTCCACCTCCTGTTTTCATCTTCAAATAGTAGGTACTCTTTCTTTATTTTTGCCCATCCATACCCACTCGCAATGGCTATTGCGCGAATATGATCATATTCTGCAACATTTTCTTGGTATACCTTTCTTTGCCGTGGGCCTAATTCTGGTAGCTTATCTCCAGCCTCATACATCCCCCCATCGTCATATACGAATCTATGTTCATCGACTGCTATGTTGTGGGCATCAAATAAATACCGTTCCCCTGTCTCAGACCCAAGGCGTTTGAGCCGTTCCTTTATAAAAATACTAATATCACTCATTGTTATCCTCCTCATACGTATGCCCATTGATGGCTACTATTTCATAAACCTCCTCTTCAACCTCACCATATGTAGGATCGTGATACTCTCTCCAATACTCTCCCCCAAATACTTTCTGTCTAGCCTCCTCTTCATTAACTGCATCTACAAAATAATGTGTATAAGAATCCCATCGAGTTGTAATTTTAAATGTTTGCATTGTTGTTTTCCTTCTCCAAAATAATTAGTGGGTAGAAGCTCCACCCCCGCAGAGCTTTGTGTTACCCGACCAGTTCCTACTTTCTATATCGACTGAAGATATCAGCCTCCTCTTCCTCTTCTTCTTTCCCTCCTGAGAAATCTAATTCTAGTTGTCTCTCATCTTTAACAGACAACCCATCTTCATATGCTTTCAGTAACATCTTGACCACATTACTGTAAGACAGTCGATACCCATTCGCTTCTTCAATTTCATCCCTGATACCATCAATTCTCTGCTTGATATCTGGACTAACTGAGATAACTACGTGTGCCATTGTTTGCTCCTTTCTGCCTGTGACACCTGTCACAGGTGAATCAATCTAAGTGAAGTACCTGCCCAACCTTCGGGTTGAACTCCTTATAGCCATCAGGACAAACTGCCCAAAGCAGTGGGTATTCTAAAGAATCCCATACGGCTTCAGATAGTCCGCCTACATATGCGTCTGTCAATAATAGCATACATTCTACATCAGAATCTAGTAGGATATTATTTTCTACATACTCCACAACACAATGGGGATCAGTACCGCCTCCTCCTTTAGGCTTCGTAGTATCAGTCAACGTGTTGTAGTCATCCTCAGTGTAGATCTCATGCGCGACTACATCAGTACCCCAATATAAGAGATGCACTTTCTCCGGCACTACATCCTCCACTATTACTTTCACCTCCGAGAGGAAACGGTCAATATCTTCCTGACAGATTGACCCAGAAGTATCAACACCAATCACAATACTTCCTATTGCTTCTCCTTCTGAAGAAGGTGCATATATTCCAGACCCTAACAACCTTCTGTTAAATCTCCGAAAGGTAGATATGTCTTCCCCTTTGCAGGTGTTTTGTATGAACTCTGCTAGTACCTCTTCCCACGGAGTTTTCACTTCGATCAACTCTCTAATCGTTGCGGCAAAAACCCCTGCGGCATCCCCTGCTACCTGCGCGGCCTGACGGACAGCCCGATCTAACTCTTCAGCCATCTCCTGTAATTCCTCTGCGCTTTTCTCTTTCTCAGAATCCCAGTTATGATCATCGAACATCTTCTCTTTCAGTTCTTCGATCTCATCGGAATACTGTTTCTCTTCTTTAGAATTATTAGAAGGATTATTTACCGGGGGAATATCTTTAGGATCATGATCATTCCCGTCATTCCCGTCACCACTTCCTCCCTTTGGTGGTCGTGGTATTGGTGGCGGAGGGTTGTTCTTCTGCTTGAGAATATTGAACACCTGCACTGTATTCTTATCTCGATAGGCTTCATCAACTAACGCCATAGGCTCCCCCTTCTTTGGCCCTTCTTTGAAAGTAGGCATTTTGAAATACTTTTCCCCTGTTGCCTTTGCAAGATCCACCAACTGAAGATTGATCACATAGTCCATCGCCATGTTCGCCAGAAGTGGATCTTCTTTAACTAGATGTATCCAGACAAATACATGCTTGTAGGCTTTGTGCATTTGCTCATGGAGTACAATGAATAACAGTTCTTTGTTATCCAGTTCCTGACAAAAGTCTGGGTTGTAGTAAGTATTGATCCCATCGGTTGCCGCTGTCGCAGTTTTATCAGTGCCAATATCATTCTCTCCGTAGAGACTGATTGCCCCAAAGAATCTCAACTCTTTCACTTCCATCAGTTTAACGTGTGCTCGTTCGAGCCTTTGTTGTGGTGTGAATTGTTGTTCCATTATCCTTCCCCTTAGTAAGTTGCGTCCGTGTAGTTTTGAACACCCCAGTTGCTTGAAACCTTTTCGCGTAATGCGTTTTTCATATCGACAAAGAGACTCTCGCCTTTGTGATTGAAGGCGAATGTCACGCCGACTAAGTACCGCATATTTTCGCGTCCAATTTCCTCAACTATGAGCACTTCGCCTTCACAGAGATGTTTGCCGATTTCTTTGGATGCGTCGTAAAGTTCAAGGAGATCATCAGTCTCTTCATCGTAGCGATTCGGTGAAGCGCCATCGGGGTGTTCACAAATAAACCCAATGCGCTCCTCGTTGTCGTAAATTGGTTTGCATTCGAACGATAGTAGAAACTCTACGAACTCGTCCTTGTCTTTTACGTGTACATAGTTGCTGCGAACGTCACAGATATAGTTAGCCATTATTCTTCTCCTTCTTTAAAATAAATTCAGTGTTGCCACCACTTAGAAATTAAACTTACTTGTAATTTGATCTACCGACTCTTTTACTTTGTTAACTTCTTCTACCATAAGACCTCGATAGTATTCCCCATGATCTTTATCCTTCAGATCATCTACATCATAGTCTTCCAGAATCGCTTGGAATTCCTTACGCCTCTGCTCCAACTCAGGATCTTGTGTGATATTAAAAGCCTTCAGCGCACTACAGATATCTAGCCCACTCTCTAGCAAGTCATTTGATATTTTCTTCTTCTTTGTTACCTCCCTGCCGTAATCTTTACCTTTCCCTGTTCTTTGGAATTTATCCAAGGCTTTTGCATCTGCCTCCCTCTGCATAGCCGCAACTTCTTCATCAGTTCGATCAGTTAGCTGTTCGGATATCCTTGCCACAATGCGCGACAAACGATTCCATGTATCTGTCGTAGCTGTCCTTATCTTGTTATCTAACCCCTGCTGAAACAGATCGTTTAATTCCTCCTTTACATCTTCCAAGACACCATTAATAAACCCACCTTCTTCCGGCACTGGGGGATACTCCAGATTGAACTGAAACTTTCGCTCGATGAAATACTCTATCTCCTCATCCGAAGGGTAATCCATCGGGTTATACAACTCCCCCATATTCTCCTCTGCCTTCTCTCTCAACTCAGGTAATTCCTCCTTGAACACCTGCACCATAGAGAGAAACTCTTCCTTCAATTCCCCCATTGTCTCCATGTGTTCCTGAATAAACGAATTCGGCACTAACCGCTGACCGCTATCATTCCAAGGGAGTGATAACTTGGCGTGTTCCTGTCTCGCTCTAGCCGCAAATTTCACAATCTCCCCCAAGACCTCCGACCCTGCAAAGATGTTCTTGGTCACTCTGGCAACATTGCTCTCGGCATTGTTATCTTCGTTCACCTTTGCAGTCGCATCTTTGTCCTGCTTTGATCCGGTAGATACCGAAATGTTTAACTCACATAACCGCGCACAACTTGCTATTGATATACTACTGTTCATTTTTAATCTTCCTTCTTTAAAATATTTACTTTATTAGGTACGTTTTAAGACCACTGTTTGCCTGTGACACCTGTCACAGGCTGTTTACTGAATTAACTATCTAGTCCGTAGAGATGTTTGTTCGCAACTGCCCAGTCCCCAAAGGCTTTGTGACTCTGGACTAACTTGTTCAGTTTGCGATTATCCTTGGACTGCAATAACCACAAGGCTTGGTTCTCGGTTGACAACCGTTTCATGTAGGTAAACCACGCATCCAGTTTGGGCTTACTATCAACCCATGTTAATGCGGATACTGTGGTTATACATACTGCTGGCGGTGACTCCGGCACTATGGCATTTTCTGGATCTTCTATAATGTCATCCGGTGAAGGTAGTTCTTCCACCAAGTCAATGAATGTCATTAGCTGTGCGCCACCTGCTAACCCTATTGCTCCTTCCAGAGAAGACCGTAAGTTTCGTTTCTCTATCCGTCCATTGAAGTAGTCCCATATACAATGTGAAGCCATCTCCAGAGATCGTGGTGTTACACATTGTTGTGTGTTTCTTTTGGGATTAGAGATATAAGGATTCTGACCGTCAGGGTCATCGACGAATGACTGCATCAACTGTGGTTCACGCTTCACCCAAGCCATTACGGTTGGGTGGATGCCATTCTGTGAAGCCCACAAGATCCACTCGTCTGCCGTAGGCTTGCGGATATATTTCGTAATAACTCGGTTGGCTGTATGGTTCTGTAACCGATCACCTACACCCTCGACCGTAAGATTGCCTGTTGTTATTACTATAGAATCAGGATGGATATTGATCGATCCAATCCTGCGCGGATGCGTCAATAATCCATGAAACATAGCCTGTACTACTTTTGGAGCCTTGGTTAACTCGTCTATCACGATGAACAATGGCTCATCCAGATGGAATCCCCAATGCCTATTGAATAGAAACTCAGCACAGCCTTTCTCTACGTTAGGCATCATAATGCCTATATCCGCAATATCTATCTGGGTGCAGTCAATGAAGACAAACCGCATCCCCAACTTGTCTGCACCGGAACTTGCTACGGATGTTTTACCAACACCCATCTCCCCCATCCAATGCCATGTTATTTTCCCTGCACTGGCAACCGCATCATCCATCGCCTCATTCAAACTCACATATGTTCTTGCTTGCATACTCATCTTACTAATCCCCCTTTGTTGTTTAATCCTTTTAAATCTTCTCTATTACTAATAACTACATAATTACTCTTGTGCATTGGTGCAATGGTAAAGGTCACGCACCCTGCTTCTACTTCGCCACAAGATAGACAAGTGTCATATCCTAGTGCCTTCCTCCGTGAGTCAAATGACCCACCACATCTAATACATTCCATATTTACTTTCCTCTGTTTACCTGTGACACCTGTCACAGGCTGTTTATCAACTACCCGACCAGTTCCCACATCCTATGGACTGGAGAGAACCTATTGTCGGTTTTCTCAGTGCGAGTTCTCCCACACATATAACCATTATACAGTAAAAGACTACCTATGTCAAGTTAATACTTCTTTAGAATATATACAGAGTAGAAAAGATTATGTAAGACTACGAAAGATATTGTCGGATTAGCTGCGTGAATGTCGGTTTTAAAATGTGGGCTAAGTTACTGATAAATAAGTTTTGTTCCTAATGTTCCTTTTGTCGGTATTTTTTTAGTACATCTGGGAAATTACAAAAACCGACAAATGTTTTTACTGTTGGCTTTGTGTTTATATATATAATGTTTCATATGAGATAGATAGAAGAGTACATATGCGTACACCCTCAAAGAAGAATTTTTTGCCATGTATACTTTAAAATCGACCGACAAAAGGAACATTATGAACATTACTTTAAAATCAATGACTTAGGAAAACCAAAAACCGACAATACAAAACACAAAACCGACAATGCAAACAAATCGTTGACTTATCCATTTCTTCCTGTTAATAATGCATGGCATTATTATCAGTAAGCCTTCTCCTGCTTCTCTAAAATCACCTGTGACACCTGTCACAGGCTGCTAGCCCACAATCGCTTACGACCCCCTACGACCCCCTACGACCTCTTACGGTCTATAGCTATTCTAGGAAACTGGTAGGGGGCAGTAGCAATAACTTAGTCAACCTGTTCGCCTGTGACAGGTGTCACAGGTAGAAAACCAATAGACTTCTATGTCTACAGGCAAATTAAGATTACTATTTTCTGCTACCTCTCGCTGTCTCTGGTCGCTCACGTTCGCTTTCGATATCGCTTTCGATCCGGCATACAAGCACCCCTTCCTTACCAGTTCCCTAAATAACCAGACCAGTTTCCTAAATTTTAGGCAAAAAAAATCCCCGACTACCGAAGCAGTCGGGGATAAAGGTGTGAGCATTGCGCTCGATTAGTGATTAGACGTTATTTTTTAGAGCGTTTTTTAGGCTCTTTTTTCCGCGAAGGCATTTTCCTAGTAGCAAGTCTACCAGTGAAAACTCCGGACACATCTTCTAAGGCTTTCGTAAAAGCCACGAGGATTGCTATATTCTCATCCGAGATCTTAGCACGTTGTCCTTTCAACGCTTCTTTAGAACCTTTCTCGATTCTGGCTATATGGCCCTGTACATCAAGTAGCGAAGAATCGAAATCCTCCATCACTCTCTCTACATTTTCTATGCGTTCCGCCTTGACTCGCTCTTGTGCAGCGAATTTCGGATCGGTCGCAATTCTAGCCTGACGATTACGCTCTTTATCTGTCATCTTTTTCTTCGCTTGTGGGGTTTGTGGCTTAGCGGGCCATGCGCACATGGAGGGATCCACTAGCTTTCTGACTCCATAGCGAATTCGCTCAAGGTATTTGCGAGCATTAGTGTGGACTTGTGCGTTGGAAGTTGCCTTCCCGTCACTGTCCAAATTAGACTCGCCATTGGCTAAACCATATGCCACACGGGCATTGTAAAGCGTATTACCTTTATAATCCTTCTCACCAAAAATAGCGAGATAGGTATCATAAGATAATTTCTTTAACGATTTTCCCGCGAGCGGGAAACCGTCTTTAGCCAATTTTCCACCTATAAGCGTATAGACGAATTGGCAGATCTCGATCTTGGACTCAAGGGCCGCCGTTTCAGAATCTACGTCTTTACCTATTTTGCTAGAAAGCTCCGCATAGGTATCGCGGTTGAGTGTGCGTAATGTTGCCATTTTCACATTTTCCTATTGCCGATATTAAATGCCAGATCTGGCTATCGACGGACAAGATCGGCGTGACTTGTCCGCCGATGGTTCCCATTATACGCAAGTAGCAAGCTAACGCAAATTAAGACAGTAAAAAATTATATAAGATAGGGAACTGGCAATGTGTCCTCACAGGCGCACCGCGACCGCTTACACATCCGGCATACAAGACCCCCTTCCTTGCCAGTTCCCTGAACGACAGGCATAAAAAAACCCCGACTACCGAAGTAGCCGGGGCTGTAGGAGTCCACTATTTCTTTTCGTCAAAGAAACCTTCTGCTTCAAGTGTTCTTTTAATCTTCTCAAGTGTCTCTGGGTTCGGCTTGTATAGCTCTTCTTCTTCTGGAGTTAATGGTCGCATAAACTCTTTATAATCCATATGGTCTTGGAATTTCATTACACCAAGCATAACCCATCCCGCAGATGCTAGGATGATAGCCATGATAGCCAACCACTGTCGTACTTCTCCTCCTTGTGTTATCCACAAGATACTTGCCATCCCTGCGAGTAGTGTTACTAACACTACTCCCAAAAGCATTTCATAGTCTTTTATATAATTATTTATGTTCATTTTTCTTTTTCTATCTTCTTTGTCTTGTTCTAACAGATGTGGTTTGATAATCCACAACATTCCCCATCCAGAAACGGCGGTAGCTGTGGTCAGGATAAGTAGCCACGATCTCACTGCGCCTCCGTCGTGTGCTACCCAAGCTATAGCCGCCATTCCTGCAATGCCTGTCATAATTAGTACGCCAAGTTTGTATGCTGTTCTCACTGTCTATCTCCTTTGGGAGGTCTTGCGACCTCCCGTTATTAGTTGGTTAACTCTCTACTATTGTTTCCAGAGATCCTTCAGGTATACCCAAAGGTAAGTCTAGTTGGTATGGATGCTGTATATAGGCAATCTCTTCTGGGAGGTCTGTAGGAGGATCTTGTTTATCCAATGCCCACAATATATTATCTAGAAGATGTAAGTTAATTTTATTGAAGTCAACGATATCGAACGAATCATCTATTACGTTAATAGCGTCTCCCCAATCGTTTATCTGATCCTCTTTGGAATATATTAAACGTGCTATATCTAAATGTTGTTCTGGTGAGTACATGATTGTTTTCCTTTAAAGATTGGGAGGCCGAAGCCCCCCTCTCTTTTCCTTAGTTTAAATTAGTTCGGCAACTGCTTGGATTCGTACGATTGCATCGCTATATAGAGACTGCTTATCTTTACGAATCGCCTCTGCTTCAGCCAATGTGTAAGTAGATATAACGTGCCATCCACACGTTTTACTTACGTTGAACACTACAAGGTACTTGTAGGTAAGATCGTCGATAGTAACGTCATCGACAGCCGTAGTAGAATCACTATTCATAATAGTTTCCTATGGGTTAACACGAATAACACTATGTCATTCGATGGTTTCTATTATACGCAAGTAGTAATCTAATGCAAATTAAGACAGACCTTGATTTGACACCCCCCACCCCCCTAGACTCAGTTAGGAGTCCCACATCTTATATACATACTAATACACACATCCGATTACATATTTTTTGAAACCCCTACCCCCCTATTAGTTTTCTACAAGTTTTTCTTAGCCCCCTACTTGCAAAACCCCCCCGTTTGTTATAAAAGGCATTTTGAAAAAAAATTTTCGCAAAAAATTATGGAATCCAGTTTACAAAGCATTGTAGATAAATGGGTTGACGAGGAAGCTCCTGAGTTAAAGGATGTCCCCGCTGTTATTGTGACCCCTGATTTTGATACCCCCCTTCCACAGTCCTACCCTCGTAAGGAAAAGACGCTTACATTGAAAGAAGGGGTTCGTGTTGCTGCCAACACCGCAACTGTTTTAAAGGAACTAGGCATGAAAGAAGGAGATGACTATGAGCCTCCTGAGAAAACTACAAGAAAGGGTAGACCTAAAACAACGAGTCTTAGACCTGAAGAAGAAGATCCAGTCGATTTGTTTGACCCTACAAATATTTTTGACCAAGCATACGGCACTACTTCAGGTGAGATGGGTGAAGCTCAAGCTGTATGTGATGCAGGTACGAAAAAACTTGAGCAAGCCGAAGATAGAGAAATAAAAGTTCCTGCCACCCGACTGTATAATACCTATACAGCCTCCAAGTTAGCGACAATCCTGACCGAGTATGACCAGCAGGTTGTTGCAGATGCTGCCCAGATGCGTACTTATGTCACCAATAAGTTACTGGAGATATCCGGTTGCGGGGATAGTAAGCAGGAGTTACGGGCGTTGGAGTTGCTAGGGAAGATTTCAGATGTCGGGCTGTTCTCTGAAAAGACAGAGATCAATGTTACACACACTACGGAATCGCTGGAACATTCAATCAAGGATAAAATTAACCGTCTGATGGGGCAGATACATGAGGCAGAATTTGAGGAAGTGCCTACATTGGAAGTGGTAGAGGAGGAACCGGATGGCAGCGAAGAAGGATTCGAGACTAGCTAGGGCAGGAGTCAGTGGGTATAACAAACCCAGACGTACCCCGAACCACCCCAAGAAGTCTCACATTGTTGTTGCTAAAGAAGGGGATAAGATAAAAACTATCCGCTTTGGGCAACAGGGAGTTTCAACCGCAGGTAAACCTAAAGCGGGGGAATCGGCTAAACAGAAAGCACGGCGTAAGTCATTTAAAGCCCGTCATGGTAAGAACATTGCCAAGGGTAAGATGTCTGCGGCGTACTGGGCAGATAAGGTGAAGTGGTAAGATGGCAAAGAAAAAAGCACCTAATCCGTATATCTACACAGCTACTTTGGTCAGGGTGATAGATGCAGATACTCTAGATTGTGATATTGACCTTGGATTTGGGGTATGGCTTCGGAAACAACGGGTGCGCTTTCGGGGGATAGATACACCAGAATCCCGCACAAGGAACTTAGCAGAAAAACAACTAGGGCTGGCGGCAAAAGAAAGGGTGATTGAGTTAATCCCTGAGAAGTTTCTGCTAGAGACTTATAGGGATAAAGGTAAGTTTGGGCGAATATTAGGTGTTCCATTGACTGCTGACCATAAGAGTGTTTGTGAAATATTGATTAAAGAAGGCCATGCTAGAGAATATTCAGGCGGAACGAAAGAGCCTTGGGTTCCAGCTAGGACAATTAGAGGGCATTAAGTGAGCGCAGCCGCCGAACAAACTCGTCCCTATAACAAGACCAGCACACTTGCACCCAAGTTATCCGCAGAGGATCTCAATAACTTAATATCCATATTGCCCAAGCTGTCAGAAAAAGAACAGGTCGCCTTACTAAAAGAACTTACTGACTTTGAAGAGTTGTTAAGTAAGGAGACAGCGCAGAAAGACTTCTTGGAATTTGTTAAGAAGATGTGGCCCGACTTTATTATGGGGCGACATCACGCAAAAATGGCGAAAGCCTTTGAGAAAGTAGCCAATGGGGAGTGTAAACGGCTGATTATCAATATGCCGCCACGACACACCAAGTCGGAATTTGCGTCTTACCTGCTTCCAGCGTGGTTTTTAGGTAAGTTTCCGCAGAAAAAAGTGATTCAGACCTCCCATACAGCCGAGTTAGCGGTAGGGTTTGGTCGTAAAGTGCGTAATTTGGTAGGGAAAGAGGAATATATCGACATTTTCCCCAATACATCCCTGCAAGCTGACTCAAAAGCAGCCGGAAGATGGAACACATCGAAGGGTGGAGACTACTTTGCTATCGGTGTAGGCGGGGCGGTGACAGGTAAAGGTGCTGATTTGCTGATTATTGACGATCCGCACAGTGAGCAAGAGGCTACATTGGCGGAACATAGCCCTGAAATCTACGATAAAGTCCATGAATGGTATACATCTGGCCCCCGTCAGCGTTTACAACCGGGGGGAGCCATCGTGATCGTGATGACACGGTGGAGTAAACGGGATCTGACGGGTCAGGTGGTCAAATCGGCTATGCAAAGGGACGGGGAAGAGTGGGAAATCATTGAATTTCCCGCAATTATGCCCTCTGGTAACGCACTTTGGCCGGAATTTTGGTCATTAGATGAGCTAAGTGTCCTAAAAAACGAATTACCACACCCTAAATGGATGGCACAGTACCAGCAAGACCCGACTTCAGAGGTTAGCGCCATTGTTAAACGGGATTGGTGGCAATGTTGGGAAGGGGAAAGCCCCCCAGCCTGTGATTTTGTCCTGATGTCATGGGATACGGCGTTTGAGAAGAATAATAGGGCGGATTACAGTGCCTGTACTGTGTGGGGAGTCTTTTATCAGGCTGGTGAACCTGCGGTAGAGATAGAAAGTGAAACTGAAGAGCAACGGGTTAAATTACAGCAGGGGTTGCCACAGGCAAACATCATTTTATTAAATGCGTACCGTGATCGGCTGGAGTTCCCTGAACTAAAACGGACGGTTATGGAAGAATATAAACAATGGGAGCCGGATAGCATCATTATTGAGAAAAAAGCGAGTGGTGCGCCATTGATTTATGAACTACGGTCTATGGGTATTCCGGTACAGGAGTTTACGCCCACTAAAGGTAACGATAAAATCAGTCGGTTAAATGCCGTGTCGGATATTTTTGCATCAGGGAAGGTGTGGTATCCGCCAACCAGATGGGCGGAAGAGGTGATAGAGGAAGTCGCAAGTTTCCCTGCGGGGGAACATGATGACTATGTGGACTCCACTTCGATGGCGTTAATACGTTTCCGAAAAGGGGGGTATATTCGCACATCAATGGATGAACCTGATGATTATTACGATACAAAAGAGTATCGTGCGTACAGACAATACAGCAATAAAGCATCTTACTATTGAGGTAAGCAGTTATGGCAAATGAAAATATGCCCGAATTAGAGATCGTACTTCCTGATGGAAGACCTGTTTCTGAATTTGAAGAAACCGAAGAAGACTTGGGGACAGTTGTAGAATTTGATGCGTCACCGGAAGGTACGTTAACTACTGTTGTCGAGATAGAGATATCTGAGAAAGAAAATCCTTTTTACGAAAACCTCGCAGAAGATATGGATGAAGATTTGCTGATTGAAATGGCTTCAGGTCTGATGGAGGATTTTGAGGGGGATTTGAGTTCACGTAAAGATTGGCTTGAAACTTACGCGGACGGTATGGAGTTGCTAGGTCTTAAAATAGAAGACCGGACTGAGCCGTGGTCAGGTGCGTGTGGTGTATACCATCCATTGCTATCAGAAGCGTTAGTAAAGTTTCAATCAGAAACCGTTATGGAAACTTTACCTGCGGGTGGCCCTGTTAAAACAAAAATTATCGGAAAGGAAACAAAAGAGAATAAGGCAGCGGCAGTCAATGTTGCAGCTAATATGAATTATTACGTTCAGGAAAAAATGCCTGAGTACCGTGCTGAACATGAACGGATGTTGTGGGGCTTGGGCCTTGCAGGTAATGCGTTTAAGAAAGTGTACTATGATCCATCTACGTGCCGTCCTGCGTCTATCTATGTTCCCGCAGAAGATATGGTTGTGCCTTATGGCGCAAGTAGTCTGGATGATGCGGAGCGTGTTACGCACGTTATGCGGAAAACTGAAAATGAAGTGCGTAAATTACAGGTGTCTGGTTTCTACAGGGATGTGGAATTAGATAGCCCTGAAGGGGGTTATCTGGATGATATTGAAAAGAAGATAGCAGAAAATATGGGGTTTAGTGCATCTTCTGATGATCGGTATAAAATTCTTGAGTTTCATGTAGACCTTGATATATCAGGGTATGAAGACAAGGATGAGAAAGGCAAAGCTACAGGTATAGCGCTACCTTATATTGTAACGATAGAGCGTAGCTCTAATATGGTTTTAGCTGTTAGACGTAATTGGTTAGAAAATGATAAGAAGAAACTTAAGCGTCAGCACTTTGTTCATTATCCTTATATACCCGGATTTGGTTTTTATGCTTTTGGTTTAGTTCACCTGTTAGGCTCGTTTGCTAAATCCGGTACATCTTTAATTAGACAGTTGGTGGATGCAGGGACACTTAGTAACTTGCCCGGAGGTTTTAAAACCAAAGGTATGCGTGTTAAGGGTGATGACACTCCGATACAACCCGCAGAGTTTCGTGATGTGGACATACCAAGTGGTTCACTAAAAGAAAACATCATGCCTCTACCGTATAAAGAACCGAGTCAGGTTTTGTTCACTTTGATGTCGAGTATTGTTGAAGAAGGTAGACGGTTTGCATCTATTGCTGATTTAAAGATTAGTGATATGTCTTCACAGTCTCCTGTAGGTACAACACTTGCCATACTTGAACGCTCGTTGAAAGTAATGTCATCAGTACAGGCAAGAGTTTATGCGGCAATGAAACAGGAGTTTCAGTTGCTTGCAAAAATTATCAGGGATGACACACCTAGTTCGTATACATATGAACCTAGTGAAGGGAAGCCACAGGCGAAACGTGCTGACTATGACATGGTTGAGGTGATTCCTGTCGCGAATCCTAATTCGTCAACGATGGCACAGAAGGTTGTTCAGTATCAGACAGTAATGCAACTCGCTGCGAGCGCACCGCAAATTTATGATGTTCCCGAACTCCATAAGCAGATGTTGGAAACAATAGGTATAGATAACGTAGATAAATTGATTCCTTCTGAAGAAGAACAGAAACCAACTGATCCTGTTTCTGAGAATATGGATATCATTACAGGTAAACCTGTGAAGGCATTTATTTATCAGGATCACGAAGCGCATATCCAAGTTCATATGAATGCGGCACAAGATCCATATATCCAGCAAATGATGGCGCAAAACCCTAATGCACAAGCAGTTGCTGCGGCAGGACAAGCTCATGTTGCTGAACACGTAGCTTTCTTATATAGGTCTAAGTTGGAAGAGCAGTTGGGTGTACCACTACCACCACCTGATGAACCATTGCCGGAAGATATAGAAGTCCAACTATCTCGTCTGGTAGCAGATGCGTCACAGCAGCTACTACAGCAGAATCAGGCGATGGCAGCGCAGGAAGAAGCACAGCAACAGGCACAAGATCCGGTTGTTCAGATGCAACAGCAGGAATTGCAGCTTAAACAGGGTGAACTCCAACGTAAAGCTACTAAAGACCAGACAGATGCCCAGATTAAACAGGCACAGTTACAGTTGGATGCAGCCCGTATCCAATCACAGGAAAGGCAAACTAGCGTGAAAGTGCTGGCTGATGCAGCTAAAGAAGATGAGGTGCTAAAAGTTAAACAGGCACTTGAGGGGGCTAAATTAGGCATAAATTTAAGCCAAAATTTAGATAGCGGGAATATAACACCAAGAGAAGAGGGTTAGATGGACGTATACCGATTAGTAATTGATGAGATTGATGTTAAACATAATATTTTACTTCAAAAGCTAAGTAGTGGTAGTATTAAAAGCTATTCAGAATATAAATATATATGTGGGATAGTGAATGGATTGCTTTCTATGAAAGAATACTTAATAGATTTAGAAGAAAGGTTTGAAGAAAATGAATGATGTAGCAGAAACAGTTGACCAGACTGTAGCAGATTTTGGAGAAAAAAAGGCAACACAACTACCTAAACCGCAGGGATATCATATTTTATGTGCTATTCCTGAAATAGAGGAAAAATTTGACAGTGGGCTTTTAAAAGCCAGTGAAACCCAGAAAAACGAGGAAATTCTGGCAACTGTGTTATTTGTAGTGGAATTAGGGCCGGATTGTTACCAAGATACGGGCAAATTTCCTACTGGGCCGTGGTGTAAAAAGGGTGATTTTGTACTTGTAAGGCCACATACAGGTACACGAATACATATACATGGGAAGGCTTTTCGGATTATTAATGATGATTCTGTAGAAGCAGTAGTAGAAGATCCCAGAGGAATCCAAAGACAATAATTTCTTTTAAAATCAAGAGGATACAGAGATGCCACAAACCGCATTAGAAGACACAGAAAGCACTGAAACTGTAATCGGCGCACTACAACAAGAACAAAAAGAAGAAGAAGCTCAAGAAGATCAAGAATTTGAGATTGAAATTGTAGATGACACGCCCGAAGAAGACCAAGGGCGTGAAGCAATGCCCGAAGAAATTGTGGATAACCTTGAAAAAGATGAATTGGATGAATATTCCAAAGAAAAAGGTAAGCAACTAAAGAAAGTCTGGAATGATGAACGGCGAGCAAAAGAGGCGGCGCTTCGGGAACGGGATCATGCGGCTAAATTAGCAAAACAGGCTATGGAAGAGAATAAATTGCTAAAACAGCACCTGTCTGCGGGAGAACAGGCGCTAATGGATAACTCTAAAAGTAGCGCAGAGAATGAGTTAGAGTTAGCGAAGAAAATGTATAAGGATGCCTATGATTCAGGAGATGCAGATTTAGTGGCAGATGCTACTGAAAAACTAGCATCTGCTAAAATGAATCTTACAAATGCGGAAACTTACGTTCCACAGTATTCACAAGATGCTTTACAAGCACAAGAATATAGTGTAAATAGAGAATCAGAACAGTTAATTTCAAACCAACAAGCGCCACAAGCAGATGCAAAAGCGTTAGCGTGGCAAGAACGTAATAAAGAGTGGTGGGGAGTTGACCGTGCGATGACAAGTTTGGCGTTTGGCACACATGAGCATTTAGTATCTCAAGGTGTTGACCCAACATCAGACGAGTATTATGAAAGCATCGACAAAGAGATGCGTACAAGATTTCCTGAAAAGTTTAAGCAGGAAGCAGAAGAAACACCTTCTACAAACGGAAGTGGAGAACAGGCACAAAAAACTGTCGTTTCTCCTGCAAAACGTAGCACTAGCTCTAAACGGGTGGTGCTTACGAATTCGGAAGTTAGGCTGGCGCAACGGCTAGGACTTTCACCCGAACAATATGTTCGTGAAAAAATGAAACTGGAGGCATAGCATGGACGAAGTTAAAGCAGTAGGGCGATCTCGTAGCACAAGAGCAAATGCTTCGCGTGAAACGGAAGAACGTCCGAAACAATGGACTCCCCCTGAATTGTTACCCGAAATTAACAAGGAAGAAGGGAAATCCTATCGCTTTGTTCGTGTTAGTTCTATGGGCAATAATGACCCACAGAATGTATCCGCAAAGTTTCGTGAAGGGTGGGAACCTGTAAAAGCCTCAGATCATCCTGAAGCATTTACAATGCCTGATCCAAACAGCCAATTTAAGGATTCAATAGAGATAGGTGGGCTGCTTCTCTGCAAAACTGACGAAGAGCTTACTCAACAGAGAGATGAGTACATTGCTAACAGAACACAGCAAAGTACAGAGTCTGTCGATAATAACTATATGCGTGAAGATGACCCCCGTATGCCGTTATTTAAAAATAAGTCTACGAAAGTAACTTTTGGTAGTGGTAACGGAGGACGAAGCGCATAGAGATTAACTTTCTGTTAAGTGAGGAATTTAAACTATGGCTTATCCAACGGTAGATGCCCCATATGGTTTAAAGCCGATCAACTTGATCGGAGGACAACCTTATGCGGGTTCAACACGACAGATGACTATAGCTTCTGGTTATGCCACAGATATCTTTTGTGGGGATGTTGTCAAGCGGGCTGCTGACGGCACGATCCAAAAAGATACTGGCACATCCACAACTGTAACCACTGGCGTAATTGGTGTTTTCATGGGTTGTACTTATACAGACCCCGGCTCAAACACTAAAACTTTTAAACAATATTGGCCCGCTAGTACAGCAGCGTCTGATGCGAAGGCTTATGTTGTTGATGATCCTGATGCGCTATTTAAAGTAGCGGTTGTATCATCTGGTACTACTATTGCTGGTACTGGGTATACATCAATCGGCAGTAATGCCGCATTGGTTCAAAATTCAGGTAGCACCACTACTGGTAACTCTAAAGTTGCTATTAATGGCATTGCTACGACACTAACCTTGCCGATGCGAATAATTGATGTAGTTGAAGAGACTACTGATAGTGACGGTAATTACACAGAAGTAATCGTTAAGTGGAACGCACCTTATGAAGATAGTAATATCGCTAAAGGTGGTCACGCTTATGTGGTTGCTACTGGCCTATAAGGAGGATTAAATAATGGCTATAAGTAGAGCGCAATTATTAAAAGAACTCCTCCCCGGCCTCAATGCTCTTTTTGGGCTTGAATACAACCGTTACGGTGAGGAACATAAAGAAATTTTCGAGCAAGAAACTTCTGAACGTGCATTTGAAGAAGAAGCAAAGCTCTCTGGCTTTTCAGCCGCTCCTGTAAAACAGGAAGGAGAAGCGATTGCTTATGATAACGCACAGGAAGCGTGGGCGGCTCGATACAACCACGAAACCATTGCGATGGGATTTTCGATCACTGAAGAAGCAATGGAGGATAACCTCTATGATTCTTTGTCTGCTCGATACACTAAAGCATTAGCTAGAGCGATGGCGTACACCAAACAAGTAAAAGGAGCAAACATATTAAACAATGCGTTTGATTCTAACTATACTTATGGTGATGGGGTTGTACTTTGCAGTACCTCTCATCCTCTTGTGTCAGGTGGTACTAACTCCAATCGTCCTTCAACTGCCTCCGACTTAAATGAAACTTCTTTGGAAGCGGCTGTTATCCAGATTTCTAACTGGACGGATGAGCGTGGGTTGTTAATCGCAGCTAAACCTCAAAAACTGATTATCCCTGCTGATTTGCAGTTTGTTGCAACTCGGTTGTTGAAATCAGAGAACAGGGTTGGTACTGCGGATAATGATATCAATGCGGCTAGGTCTATGGGCGTTATTCCACAGGGTTACTCTGTGAATAATTTCCTAACGGACACTAACGCTTGGTTCATCACTACAGATATCCCGAATGGTCTAAAACATTTTGTTCGTACTCCGATGAGTACCAGCATGGATGGAGACTTTGATACCGGAAATGCACGATATAAAGCTCGTGAAAGGTACTCATTTGGTGTATCCGACCCATTAGGAGTATTCGGTAGCCCCGGATCGTCCTAATAAAATATAGCAGGGGGGTACTTAGTACCCCTTTTGCTTTAATCTGGGAAAAATATAGCCCTAGCGACTGTCCCAGCAGACGCTTACCAAGACTCTAGGGCGAAACCTTTGGTAAGGAGGTAATTCCGATGGGAACTACTCGATTTAGTGGGCCGATAATGTATAGTGGGTCAGGTAGTGATTCACTTGGTTATGGAACTTTTTTTAAAAACCTTCCTATTCAATGTAACCCTGATTATGTGGTGAAATGGGATGACTTTGCGGGTATAGATATTGATGATACGGATGATTGGACTAAATCTGTCCTGAATTCCGGTACGCTAACCCTTTTAGCAGATCATGTAGGTGGTTGGGCTAAATCTCTTGGTGATGGATCTACCGATAACTCTGGTGGCGCTATTCAGGGCAATGAAATTTTCATGGCAGAAGCCAGTAAGAAAATTTTCTTTGAAGCAACTGTAGCAGTAGCTGATGCTGATGACATGGATATGTTTGTTGGTTTGGCTGAGAACGGTACGTTTGCCACAGGTGTTCCTTTTGCAGCAGCTAACCAAATTGGATTTTTGTTGGTAGAAGGCGCAGCCGATATTTACGCAAACTGTGACAGTGGTGGAACTGAAACTAAAACTGACACAGGTGTAGATTTTGCTGATGGTGCTGAAAGTAGTTCGGCTATTACTAATACGCGAAGACTTGGTTTTGTAGTTACAGGAACAGGAACGGTTGAATTCTATGTTGATCGTGTCAAGAAAGTAACTACGACTGCCAATATACCTACTTCTGCTTTAACTCCGTGGTTTGCAGCAATGTCTGGAACAACGACTGCTGATGCAGCTTGGTGTGATTACATTATGGTAGCAGCGCAACGAACTACAGACGGTATGACAGAATATGACGATATGCCGTAAGGAGTAATGTATGGCTACGAGTAAAGCAAAACCTAAAGCCACTACTAAGAAGAGCGGTTCTTCTGCGCCTAAAATAGAAGGTAGGTATAAAAAAGAATCGCCTCCTATAGGTAGTGCTAAATATAAGTCTTATGTTTTACAAGGGCTTATTAAAGCAAAATAGGGAGGTAGATTATGGCGCTTTCAGATGTACAAGCGGTATTTCTTACCGCAGATACCCAAGCACTTGATGCGGATGGTATCTCTACAGCAGCAACTTTAAGTGGCTCCGGTAATCTTACCATTAATGGCGCACTTGCAAGTGGTGGCTCCTGTACTTTTGACGCAGGGCGAATTGTAACTATTTTATCTGCGGGAGATGACTCAGGGGATACATTTACTGTAACAGGTACAGATGTAAACGGTGATGCTCAAACTGAAGATATAACAGGGGCTAATGCCGGAACTGCTACAGGTACTAAGTATTTTAAGACGGTTACGCAGATAGCCACAGATGGCGCAAGTGCGGGTAATGTCTCTGCGGGGGTAAATGCTTCCGCAGGAGATGTTATTTTTGCTGGACGTTCTCGGCTTAAAGGTGTGTTTACTGTTAATTCAGCAACAGCAGGGACTATTAATTTTACTAATACTTCTCCAGCAGGTACGGCGTTAATGAAACTTGGTACAGTTGCTTCGGCTACAGTATCAAGAGATGTGACTGTACCTGATGAAGGTGTAGTGTTTAGTGATGGTGTGTATATTCAATATACAGTTGCTACGTTTACAAACATGACCGCGTATCATGCGTAGGAGTTAGATAAAGGTAAAACCAAAGCTAGGCATAGGTAATATGTATGACTACATCATCAACAGCGGCCTTCAATCTCGATTTAAATGAGATTGTAGAGGAGGCATTTGAACGAGCAGGGTCTGAATTACGGTCTGGGTATGATCTAAAAACAGCTAGACGCTCGTTAAACCTATTGTTTGCAGAATGGGCAAATCGTGGGATTAATCTGTGGACAGTAGAAGAAGGTACACAGACGTTAACTTCTGGTACAGCTACATATAATCTTGCTGTTGATACGGTTGACTTAATAGAACACGTTATCCGTACAGGATCAGGTACAACACAATCTGATCTGGCTTTATCTAGGGTAACTGTGTCAAGTTATGCGGCGATCCCTAATAAGACTACAACAGGCAGACCTACCCAGATATACATAGATCGTAAAAGCGGGGCTACAGAGTCAGGAGGGGTGCAGTACCCTACTGTGACTCTATGGCCTGTGCCAGATAGCGCAGACACCTACACATTAGTTTATTGGCGGTTGGCTAGAATACTAGATGCAGGTGATGGGTTTAATACTATGGATATACCATTCAGGTTTCTTCCAGCGATGGTAGCGGGTTTAGCTTACCATTTGTCAATGAAGATACCGGGATCGGAGCAACGGGTTCCTGTTCTTAAGCAAATGTATGATGAGGCATGGTTACTTGCTTCTGATGAGGACAGGGATAAGTCCTCCCTATTAATCACACCACAGATATATTATGTGAATTGATATGGCTCAGAGATTTGCATCCGCCAAACACGCCATTGCAGATTGTGATCGTTGTGGTTTCCAATACAAATTAAAGCGGCTAAAAGAGATTTATATTAGAGCGCATAAAACTAATATCTTAGTATGCCCTACTTGCTGGGAGCCAGATCAACCTCAAAATTTTGTTGGGCTATATCCAGTTAATGACCCTCAAGCTATTAGAAACCCAAGACCTGATACTTCGTATGCAGAAACAGCAGATAGTGTAGGTAGTAGGGTAATTCAATGGGGATGGTTTCCTGTAGGATTTGATGATAATGATGGACTTACCCCAAATGACCTAAAAGCTACTGGAGAGGTAGGGTCAGTTACAGTTACTACTTCATAGGAGTAAATAATGAAAGAACCTAAAGTACAAGTTCAACCAAATCAACCTAAACCATGCCCAATGCCGCATATGGCTGGGTATCCAAACAATATACCTAATACACAAACACAGCAGATGAAAGGCAAAGGTGCTGCAACTAAAGGTACGGGATTTAGTAAAAATTCAGATTAATTAATATGAATTATTCAAGTTTAAAAACAGCTATTCAGTCTTATGTAGAGAATGAGTTTAGTTCAACTGATCTTGATGTGTTTATTACACAAGCAGAACAACGCATCTATAATACAGTCCAGATAGCTTATTTGCGTAAGAATGTCACAGGCTCTTTAACTACAGATAACCAATATTTGACATTACCTGCTGATTGGTTGGATACGTTTTCATTGGCAGTATTGGATGGTAGTAGCAATTACAGCTACCTACTTAATAAAGATGTTAATTTTATACGGGAGGCTTATCCTGCGGCAGGGTCTAATAAAGGGCTTCCGCAGTATTATGCGCTTTTTGATGACACAACTCTAATATTGGGGCCAACACCGGACTCCGGTTATACGATGGAGCTTCATTATTACTATTATCCAGAATCCATCACTACTGTATCCAGTGGAACAACATGGATTGGAGATAATTTTAGTTCCGTGCTTTTATATGGAGGCATTCTTGAAGCCTATACATTTATGAAAGGCGAACCGGATGTAATGGGGGAGTATCAAAAACGTTATGACGCTGCATTAGTTATGCTAAAAGAATTGGCTGAATATAAGAATCGTAATGATACTTATAGAGCAGGGCAAGGGAGAAGGGCTGTTGTTTAGTGTAAATATAGAATCAAATGTTGGAAGCCCTACTGTTGTTACAACAACTGACAGGGGTATGAACGCTGAAGAATGGGCAGAATTAGCCGTTAAACGTATTGTTTCTATTTCTGCGGATACACCGATGCCATTACGTGAACAAGCAGTTGCATATAGAGCGCAGATAAAAGCATTGTTAATAGATTACTTTCATAAAGTAGCTCAAAGCGAACGGGCAACCATAAAAGTAATCTTGGAAAAACAAGGTTATGCAGATATAGCTAAAAATATAGAGGATATATAAATGGCAATAACACAAGCAATGTGTTCAAGTTTTAAGCAAGAATTACTTGAAGCTAAACACAATTTTCTTAACAGTGGTGGCAACACATTTAAAATAGCTTTATATACATCAAGTGCTAGTTTAGATGCTTCTACTACAGCATATACTACAAGTAATGAAGTTAGTGGGACTAATTATACGGCTAAAGGTAACACGTTAACTCGTGTAAACCCTTCTCTTGATGGCACAACTGCCATAACGGATTTTGCAGATACTACTTGGTCATCTAGTACCATAACTGCTAGAGGGGCTTTAATTTTTAATGAGGATACTTCTGGGGATACCTCTGTTCTTGTTTTAAATTTTGGTGCTGACAAGACATCTACTGCGGGGGATTTTACGATTGCGTTTCCTGCCGCAGACGCTAGTAACGCGATTATAAGGATCGCCTGACTACAATGGCCTTAGTTGTAAAAGATCGT